TGTAAAAAGCATCGCGCCCTGCGTCATATATGTCACCAATACCCGCGTAATTTTTACGCAGAGGGGTTCCTCCGTTAGCGTGAACCCCACCAAGCGTGTTATATGATGTTTGAAGCCACGTTCCCTCGCAATGACTATCAATAAAGTCCTGTTCGGCCACAATGACCTGCTCTACTATTCCGTCTACTACTTTTGCAAAATGCGCCATGTGCCCTCCTTAGTTTGGTGTGAACGTGCCGGACGAATTGAAGTGGTGATATGTGTAGCCACCAGCTTGAGTAATCGTCCCGCCTGATGCCGCAGGGCCACCCGCATACCTAAATATCACAATACCCGAACCGCCTGCCCCAGAATTTCCCTGCGCTTGGCTTTGGACAGGGTAAGCACCGCCACCACCGCCACCGCCCGTATTGGCCTGACCGGATTGCTTATAACTAAAAAATCCTTGTTGCTGTGACTGATAAAACTCATAGTTGCAACCACCGCTCCCGCCGCCAGCAGGTGAATCACCACTTGCGCCTGCACCCGTTCCTTGAACCTGTCCCTGAGAGTTTATGAAGGCATCTTTTGGGTATGACTGAGAATAGAAGCCACCCCCAGCACCACCACCCCCGCGAGCAACACCGTCCTGCCAGCTAACGCCAGCCCCACCGTCTCCAGAGCGGTTATATATGTTACTGTAGCCACTTTGTCTGGCATTGCTACCAACTGCCCCAGAGCCACCGCCGCCACCGCCCCAAGTGTCTTGGTTAGCCAGTCCACCACCGCCGTTGTAACCAGTCGAGTTGTAGCCAGAGTTTGTTGCAGAGCCACCACTGCCTGAGGAGCCGCCACCACCGCCAGTACCTTCTGAGAGTCCGTTCTGAGAGGCTCGTCTACCCGCGCCACCTTTTCTTGACTTATAAATTACCCCAGAGTCAGCGCCAGAACCTGATATTTGAGAGTCGTTACCGTTCGCGCCTTGAGCATCACCGCTAGTAGTGGAGTCCGTGCCAGCCGCTCCACCCGCACCAACCGTTACTGTGTAAGCTGTGCCGGAAAGAAAAACTCTTTGCGGGGATGTATAAGCCGCGCCACCGCCGCCCCCGCCGCCACTAGGGCCGAAACCGCCTGCCGCACCGCCTGCAAGTACAAATACATCGCAAGTGACGGGGCCGCCTCTTTTCGGAAAAGCCCCAAAGCCATTTATGTTGTATCCAAAACCTGTCATCAGTTACTCCTTATGCGTCATTCGCCGCGTCAGTGGTAAAGAACAACTTAATGCCTAGCAAGCGAGCATCGCCCGACTGATCATCTGCCGATACATCGCGCATGATTTGGAAGTACGTCTGGGTGTCTACTGCCGCGTTTGCTATTGTTACCGCCCCACTTACCGCTGAAACAGTCATGTCATTAGAGGTTCCACTAAAGGCTTTTGCAGTAGCCACTACATTTGTTCCAAATGCGGTGTTAATGCTTGCATCATCTGCCATACAACCACCAGACAATCCCCACGCTACCGTACCCGTATTTGTTCCTGTTACTGTCCAGAAGGCTTGGAATGTCACCGTACCCTCGTTCCACGACTTAGGGAAGCACACGGTAAACTGTGCATTCTCGTCAGAACTTGCGTCAAAATCTAGGCACTTGATTTCTGGGCCGTTGGACAGTTCGACTTGTTCTAGGTCTGCACAACCTGCTGTTGAGTTTGGGTACATCGCCGCCGCTGGAACATAGATAGTCTCAAGACCTGCAACTTTAGCTTTTGCACCTCCAACATCTAATGTACCTGCTATTGTGACATTAGTTGTGCCTGTTGGTATTTCAATTACGTCAGCGTCTGCATCGTTCTTAATCGTTACGTCATTGGTAGAACCTTGACCTGTAAGTATCAAACCCTCTGCGGCGGTATAACCTATTGCCGCATTGTCTCCTGCCGCTGTGTCGCCATCAGGCTCAAAAGTTGCCGCTGTAGCTACACCAACAATATCAACATTGGTGGTTCCCGTTGGGATTGTCAGTACAGTCCCATCAGCATCATTCTTGAGCGTCACATCAGATGTAGAACCCTGACCCGTAACAATAATGCCTTCAGCGGAAGTGTAACCAAGCGCGGCGGCATCACCCGCCGCTGTGTCTCCCGTAATGTCGGGGGAGTTTAGTACCGGAGTTGTTAACGTCTTGTTTGTAAGGGTTTGTGTAGCCGCAATACCTGCCAAGGTGTCTGAATTAGCTGGCAGAACAAGAGTTACGTTGCCTGAAAAGGCAGAGTGCGGGGGAGCCTGAATTTGAGCGTAGTGCGCGTTGCTTGACTCGCAATAGAACTTAATTGTGGACTGAGTGCCGCCATTCTTTAGGGCTATATCTCCCTGAGATATGACCACACCGTTGGTTGAGCCTCCCGCTACACCCAAAGTACCTGCAAGAGTGGTGTTTACCGTTCCGGTTGGAATCTGTAAAACAGCGGCATCCGCATCGTTCTTGATCGTAACATCGTTAGTAGAGCCTTGTCCGGTCAGGATAAGACCTTCAGCGGCGGTGTAACCTATAGCCGCGTTATCACCAGCGGCAGTGTCGCCTGATGGCTGTACGGTGTCAGCGACAAACAAATCTCCTGCTAATGACAGGTCAGTCATAACGTCATACAAGACAGCGCCGCTTCCAGCACCGTCTGAAGCTATTACCTTGGTCTGCCCAGCCGCTACAGCAACATTAGCACCAGAACCCTGTGTAAATGTAAGCGTATAGCTTGTAGTGTTTTCAATAAACCAAACCTTAGATATGGTGTTTGGCGCTAGGGTTATCGTGGATGCTTGACCGCCCCCAGTTAGCTTCAGATACAAAGACCTAAGCTCTCCATTCGTGGCAGTCCCATCGGGCATTGTGATTGTAGAGGATGATGCGTTAGCGACTGCCTTAGTCGCATAGCCCATAGCCTCACCGATTAACTCTAGGTTAACATTCGTCTCACTACCCCATGTACCCGAAGAATCACCTGTTGCGATCTCCTTCAGCCTGAGATCATTTACATAAGTTGCCATTTAAGCTACCTCTCGCCAATCTGTAGTTTGCCCCGTCACAATCAGCCCGTACACGTTACTTGTACCTACACTTGCTGTTAATGGGTCAGTAGTTGTTAACGTAACGCCTGCATTCCCAGAAGGCGTTACGGATGATGTTGCAGATGTCATAGCCGATCCACTTACGTTCACGGTTATAGGAGTTTTTGCTGTTACTACAACGCTACCAACGGAAACAGTTACCTGATTGCCAGTAACCGTCTCTGAAAGTTCTTCGCCAAAGCCTCCACCACCCCAAGTTCCTCTGCCCCAACCTGTGAGATTCGACATTGCTGTTAAGCTATTCTAATAATTGCGTTGCTAGCATCTGCCGTAGGAAACGCTATTGTAAAATCACCCGCTGTTGATGTTTTGTCTGCCCCGAAAGCCAGAACCACAACAGCCCGATCAGCATTTGTGTCGTTGTATATTAATGCGCCATTTGCAGTTACTGTTGCGTTTGAGAACGTTAGGTCAGCAAAGTCAGTAATCGCTGTAGTTCCTGAAAGTGAGGGGGTAACATTTGTTAACGCGCCGCCTCCAGCGGTGTAATTAGTGCCGCTAGCTTCATTAGTTGAACTATACGCCGTAGTAGCGGCCCCCAAGCTAGCACTGCTTGTATATAGGGCTAGCTTGAACGTATTTCCACTGCTGTTAGTAAAGTTGTGTAGCCCCTGCAAAAGCTCTGATTTAAAGCTGGAGCAAACTGCCTGCGATATCGCCATTACAATCTCCTAATTATTTCTGCCATTTCTTTCTGTTGGTTTGATTCAAAAACGCCCGTGAGCGTGGTTCTATCGCTTTTTATCGCTTCCTTCATGAAGTGCAACACGACAGTGTAAACCTGATCTCTAAATGCCTCAGCCTGCTCCCTTACAGCGGGGTGGCTAGTCTTACCAACAGATACGATCTTGTTTGTTGCTTTTTCAGCCCAAAACTCTACATCGTGACCTTTGCCTGACGTTGTAGCAACCTCTACTATCGGGGTTGATGGAAGCTCCATTAGCATTATGATCTGGCCTTTCTTACCGCGCCAGACCTGTAACTGTCTGTAGTGTCGTAGCCTTCACCCAGTATCTCTAGCTTGTCGAGAGACTCTTGGTACTTTGATTGATACTGAGCCATAAGATCAGCATCTCCTTTAAGGAACGTGTAACCTTCAACAAGACAGCCATACAACAATGCATTCTCAGCGTTGTCACCAAGCCAGCTAGTCCCGTCAGAAGACTGAGTAATCGATATAGG